GCTGAATGTGGTGCTGGGATCGGCTTCGTAGTCCCTGTAAATCGTGCCGACCTTGTACAGGCCCGGCGGTGTGTCGCTGCTGCGGGAGCGCCAATCGGTTTCGGATGATTGGCCCCTGGCCAGGGCCTCCACGGTCCAGAGCCGCTCACCTTTGTGATCAAACGCGACCACAGTCTCGGCCTTGTCGTCCACCACCAGGTGGTGATCGCCGGGCTTCAGGTCGGGTCGCCGCTTGGGGCCGACCAGCCCAAGGCGCTGGGGTTCAGGCGCGGGCGCCGCCGGACTTCCAACAGCCCTCCAGTCAGCCGTGAAGACCTGGCGTTGCTCAGGCGTCAAAGCCTGATCCAACGCAGACAAAGCCGCCAGCTGGTGGGGCAGGATCCCGCCACGCTTGGCGATCTCCTGGGCGGCGTCGCGGACTGAGGCGGTGGTGGGAGTCATTGATCCGCTTCTTCGGGGGCGTTGCCTTCGGCGACCCATTCCAGGTAGACCTGGTAGTCAATGTTGCGGTCGTCAAATGGGATCGTGGCCTGATCTTCCAGGCGGATCACGCTGTTGTAGCCGGTCAGCTTGTAGGACATGATCAGAGTTCTGCGGTGAGGGATACGCGGAAGCCGACGGTCTGGACTGTCCCGACGGCGGTGCCGCCAGCCAGAACCAGTGTTCCGCCGTATGGAGTGGCGCGAGCGGCGTAAGCGCCCAATACATTGAGCTGCGACTGGGTTTGGTTCGGGTCTGCCTGAAGTGCGCCCAGAGTTGGCGTTGCTCGCATTTCGGCCCAACCAATTGCAGTCTCAATAAATTGCGATGAGGCGGTTTGCGTATAAGACAAGCCGTATGGCACCCACTGAAAATACCTCTTACACATCGCCAGCTCCAGCGCAATGGGCCTGCGCTCAAACGCAGTGGCAACGGGGCCGGGCTCCAGTTGAGGGTTTGAGACGGTGCCGCTGTTGAAGTGAACGGCGGTGCTGACGTTCCCAGGGATTGTCACACTGCTGCCGTTTGATACGGTCGTAAATCCGGTTGATGCCTGATAGATGTAGCCGGTTGCGGTGCCGCTCCAGCTCAGGGTGTATGTCTGCGTCCCAGGGAAGGCGGACGGTTCAAAGAATTGGAAGATGCCACTCGCTGGGCATGTCACAGTGCGAACACCTACGCTATCGGTCCACGTAAGCGATTGCCCAATCGTGGGGACAAACCAACGATCAAGGACGTATTGGTTGCCAACCGTCGTCGCCGTCCCCGAGACATACCCCCGCTGGTTAATCGTGAAGCCGGGGTTAATCAGCAGGTTGCGCATGCCCGAACTGGCCGCCGGGACCAGGCCCAGGTTGGTGGCGCCCAGCGTGCCGATGGTCAGCCATGCCGAGTTGGCGGCATTGCGCATCTTGAGCAGGCCTGCGGTGGTGTCCGCCCAGATCTGATGCGCGTAGGTGGTGCTCGGTGCCGTGTTGCCGCTGTTGTTGCTGACAATCGCAGCCAGGGCAGTGTTGATGTCAGCCCGGAAATTGGCCGCTGACTGGTTGTCAATGATGTAATCGTGTTGAGCCATTAGGTCAGGCCTCCATCGTGTTCAGTCTAGGCTTGGGAGTCTGATCAGGTTTTGATGCAGTACAGCAGGGCCACGTTGCGCGGGCGTGTCTCGGCTCCACCGGCAGCAGCGGTGCCGGTGATGCCGGTTGCCGCCCCGTAGATCGTGATGTTGGCGTAGCCGGTGCTGGTTGCAGTGCCGAAGGTGCCCGAGTTGCTTTGGGCAGCCGTGCCACCGGCGGCGGCCTGGTTGTTGGTGCTGCTGGTGGTGTACCAGTGGTCGTGGCCAGAGTCGGCGGCGCCGTGAGCGTGGCCAGGGTCGGAGATCCCGTGCGCGTGGCTCAAATAGCTCTCGCCCTGCGCGCTGCCGATCGCCCTGGTGGCGTCAACGCCACGGGCGTCGTCCCAGCCGCGCACAAATTCACCGCGCAGATCCGGCACGTTGAAGGTCGAGGTGCCGTTGCCAGCCCCGTAGGTGCTGCCGACCACGGCGAACAGCGCGGAGTAGGTCGAGCGGCTGATCGCGGCGCCGTTGCACTTCAGCCAGCCAGCGGGAGCGGTGTTCCCCGCGTAGGTGATGACCGACCCAGCGGGCACCGCCAGGCCTGCGGCTGTGGTCACAAATGCCGTGGTGGCCAGCTGGGTTGAGTTGGTGCCAGCGGAAGCAGTCGGCCCGCTCGGCGTGCCGGTGAACGCTGGTGACGCCAGCGGCGCCAGGCCCAGGTTGGCGGTGTTCAACGCGCCAATGGTCAGCCATGCCGAGTTGGCCCCGTTGCGCTGCTTCCAGAGCCCTGCGGTGGTGTCCGCCCAGAACTGGTAGGCGTAGGTAGGGGACGGCTCTGTACTGCCGCTGTTGTTGGTGGCGATGGCCTGCATCGCGCCATTGAGATCGGCGCGGAAGCTAGGCCCTGATTGGTTCTCCAGGATGTAGTCGTGTTGCGCCATGGTTATGCAACTTGCCTGCCGAAGCCAACCGCAGTGTAGGTAAAACTTCTGCCTGAGATGGCAGTGCCTGCTGAGTTGCGGAAGATGACGCTAAACCCGGTTCGCGTGACGGCTGAAATAACGAAATAGTCACCCGTAGCCATTCCGTAGGCGGTAATCCCGACGGCTGGCGCAACGCTGAATGCATTGGCAAAAGTAAGGCTGTAAGTCGTGTTGGTTGTTGCGATGGGACCTGCCGACTCGGTTCGCTGCTGGATCTCAATATCAACGCCAAGCTCATGGATGAAGATGTTTTGAAGCGGGTCGCTGCTTGTGGCGACAGCCTTGAACTGAAAGGATCGTCCCCTAACGATCGCGTTGGCAAATTCGCGCCAAGGCCCCCAGACCGTGCTACCAGTTGGCACTTCATTGGCGGAGCGAACGTAGGTAGTCGCGTTCACTCGGTCCCCAACGACGCCTTCGACGCTTCCCCATGTATCAATCAGGGTCGCGTTGTTATCCCAAAGGTTGCCAGGGGTAAATGGAAACATTGAAACCTTGCGCTTAAAGTTCACATCAAACACCCCATCCATTGTGTAGGATTCGCTAAAGGCATAAGTGCCTTCTGGCGGGTTGGTTGACATGGCGTCAATCAAGCCAGGCAGGAGATCCCACTGGGGCGAAGCGCAAAGAGAATCCACATAGACGCCACCGGCAAGCATGATTCCCGTCCGGTTGTCAAAGTCTGGCGCATTGGTCTGCTTGTGCATATTGGTGTACGTTCCCCTGAACTTCACAAGCCCACCAGACAGGGTGTCTTGCTCAGCAATGGACTGGGTCAGCAGGCGCGGCTGAGGCGCCGGGAGATCCGCCACGACCGCTGCAGCAGCGGCGCTGCGGCTCCCGCTGTCGTCTTCGAACTTCAGCAGATAGGTTCCCTCCAGCAAAGGCACCTGTTTCTGGGTCTGGCTGCCGCCCGCTGCGGCCACGATCTCTTGCGCCTGCTCCCACGTTGCGCCAACCAAGGCGCGGTGGTGACGAATCAGCACCTTGCCGCCCAGCAGCACATCCAGCTCAGTGGAGCGGTCCCAAGACAGAATGGCGCTGGCGTCGTCAATCGGAATGATGGAGATCCCTGAGACGTCGGTGGGCGCCGCTGTCTTGCCAAAGGCGGTCACGCTGAGCGCGGTGGGTTTGCTCACCTGGAGGCCAACACCGACCGATGACACCAGCGCTTCATAGGTGGTGGCCTTTGTTTCCAGGATCTCGAAGGCGCTGACCTTTGATGTTTGGGTGGACCAGTTGCCGTCTTTCTCCCTGAATGACACCCGGTAGCTGCTGGCCCCTGGGACCAGGCTCCAGCTCAGCTGGACCTTTGCCGCCGCCCGGCCGCCGGCGTCGTACAGCACTTCGGTAGAGCTCAGGTTCTGCGGCGGATCGGGGATGATGTTCAGGTCGGTGATGTCCCGCTGGGTCAGCGCCAGGCCTTGCTCGACGAAGTCGTACTTGCTGGCGTTGTGGGCCAGGGCCGTGATGGCATAGCCAACGCCATCGCGCTCCTCCACCGCCAGCACGCGCCACAGCGATGCCTGAATGTTGGAGCTCTCAAAGATCCAGACCGAATTGGGCTGGGGGATGGAGCCGTAGGCCGTCGCCACCCTGACGACGTTGCCGGTGATCGATGCCACCGCCCGGGCCTGCACCGTGCCATCGGCGAGCATCACCGACAGGATGGGACTGTTGGCCATCGTCAGACCGGTGGCATCGTCCAGGGCAATCGCGGTGGTGCTGGATCCGGTGATGCCATCAATCACCGGCAGCCCGTCCCAGTTGCCATCAATGGCCAGCGCATCGATCAGCAGTCCGGTGTTGATCAGGCCGCCGCGGCGGACACCAGCCCGCAGGGGATCGGCGACCTCGATGATCATGCCCGGCCGCACCGTGACACCAGCCGCCAGGCTGGAGGTGAACGAGACGGTGTTGCCTTCGTTCTGCTCGGCGTAGAGCAACCACTTGCCGAGCCGCTGCGCCTGGCCCCGGCTGGTGCAGGCGAAGGCGTCGATCTCGGCCTTCACCACCCCATACCGGGCGATGCCGCCGGCGTCCTCGACCACCTCGTAGGCCGCGTCTGCCAGGTCGAGATCCTGGTAGCGCACCACCGCCACGGTCGGCCTGGACTTGATGCTGCTGCCGGAATAGTTGAAGCCTTCGGGCCCAACGTTGGCCCGGGTGAACAGGAACGCCGGATCACTGGGACGGTCCTGGCTGATCGTCAGCGCACCGGCGGCCCAGTAGGGCATCACCCGCATCGTGGATGCCAGATCGTTGATCAGCCGGTAGGCATCGTCAGCGGTCTGAATGTTGGCGTTGCAGCTGAAGCGGGGTTCGTAGCCCCCGAAGCCGTTAGGCACCAGGGTGGAGGCGTACTGGCTGGCGGAATAGAAGGCGAACTTGTCGAGCTTGCTGGCGTCCAGGTGATTGCCGAACCCATAGCGGACCGATGTGAGCAGATCCCACAGGCACCAGGCGGGGTCGCTGGTCCATTGCGCTGCACCGAAGGCGCCATTCCACACGCCGGAATAGACCAGCCGGCCATTGTTCCCGTCCACCGTGGCGTTGCTGGGGATGGCCACCTTCAGGCCGCGGATCCGGTAGCTGCGCGATGGAATCGAGCTGAACTGCTCAGCGTCAACACGCAGCGCGACCAGCGCCGAGTTGGGATAGCTGAGCTTGGCGTAGGTGATGCTGCTGAAGCTGGCCCAGCTAAAAGCATTGGCCAGCTTCGAGCTGGTGCTGTCAGGGGTCACCCGGCTCACTCGGATGTCCACGGGGAACGGGCCAGCCAGGCCGATCCGGTACTGCCGCTGGTATTGCTGGGAGGTGCGACCGCTGATCGTGTCGTCCACCACGACGCTGTAGCCGCCGCCGTTGTACTGCACGGCCACCTGCAGTTGCACGCTGGTGCCCAGGATGTCGCCCTTGTCGGTGTATTCCTGCAGCGCCGGCAGGGTCACGACCACCCGAGCCGCGTCGGCTGTCGCGCTGATCGTGCGAACGACGGGGCTGGCCGCCGTGACCACTACGCCTACGCCCGTCTCACTGGCGACTTCATCAAAGCCGCCGATATAGCCCTGCGACTGCGTGCCGTAGCGGGCATCCGCCGAGACGCCGTTGAAGTTCAAGGTGCCATCAGGGTTTTGGATCGGGGTATTGCCCAGGAATATCCCCTGCAAGCCGCCGAAGATCCCGGCGATCTCGCCTTCCCCGATCAGATCCAGGATCTTGGCGTAGCTGGTCGAGAAGAGATTGTTGGTGGATTCGGTGGGGACGTACTGCTGCGGCTGAGCGGCGACAGGCTGGGCCTGGGCCTGGGCCTGCTGCCTGCTGCGCCCACCACCACCAGAGCCGCCGATCATGCCGCCACCTGATCCACGTCAATGCCAGCGGAGATCACCACGGATCCCACGATCACCTCGCCATAGATCACCGGCACCGGCACCCCCTGGCGGCTGGTGTTCTGGATGCCGGAGAAGCTGTAGTTTTTGCGCGGGTCGTTGTCGTCGGCGGACTTGACGGCGCTCGATCCGCCCATGGCTACGGCAGCGCCAGCACCGGCCATGCGCGGCACTGGGGTGAGCAACTGCGCCACGCCACCGAGGGCCAGGCTGGCGCCGACGCCGGTGATCAGGGAAAAGGCGAGCGGTCCCAGCCAAGGCTGGCCGATGACAAACGCAGCCGCCACCAACGCCACCCCAGCCACGATCCGGCCCACCGCGCCAGCGCCGCCGATCACCGGCACGATTGCGATGTCTGAGCCGCCGGCTGGTTCGTGGAGGTGATCAGCATCAATAGCCCGATCCCCGACGCTGACGCGGTAATGCTGATCCGCCATGTGCCGCTCGACCTGGGGGAAGTTGGCCAGCAGGAATCGCACCGCTTCGGCGGCGCTGCTCACCTCAGCCAGGAAAGCGCGGCGACCCAGGAACCGGGCCAGGCGGCCATAGACGCGGATCGTCCTCATGGCTTCAGTCTGCCGACCCAGCCGGTGCATTTCTGCAGCCAGCCGCCATAGATGTCCCGGCTGGAAAGCCTGCCGCGCAGGTGGTGAAGCATCATCTGATCGCCGACGTACACGCCGACGTGGTTCAGGTTGGCATTGCTGATTGCCATCAGCACGGCATCGCCTTCCTGCATGTCGGCCGGATCGATCTGCTCAAACCCAGCTTCTTCCCATAGACCGGCGAACATCGGCGCCGCTTCGAAATCATCAGGCCGGTCCGGCCGCTGCCAGTCCGGCAGGGCGGTGCCCTGCTCGGCGTACCAGTCGCGCACCAGCGACCAGCAGTCCTGCACGCCCCAGACCCATTCGCGGCCGATCAGCGGGGCCTTGTAGCCGGACGGCTCCAGCTCGGACCAGGCTTGCGTCTTGGGGTTGACGATCAGCCACGGCAGGCCCGACGCCTCGCACGCCGCCAGATCAGCAGGGGATGGCTCTGGTGGGGTGATCGGATGGCTGTGGATCACGGCCAGCACCTCGCCCTGGTCTTCGGCCGTGCGGTAGTCGTCGGGGTCGATGGTGAACAGATCGCCGGGATCTTCGGCGATGTTCCGGCACGGCACGTAGGTCTGTTTGCCGCTGATGACCACCACCAGGCCACACGCCTCGCGGGGGTCATCCTGCTGGGCATGGGCCAGCGCTTGCGCCTTGGCGGTGTCGTCAATCATGAGAAGTAAGAACCAGCTCCAGGGAAGCCGCCAAAGGGCAGCTGGGCACCGCTGCCGAAGTGGTTACGGCAGTCGGCCAGGCTCTTGGCGCAGCTGGGCAGGGCGCCGGTGTAGCTGCACTCCGCCGAGCGGTAGACCCACGGGCAGATCGTGGCGATCACCTGCCGCTTGGGGGCGCGCACGCCGGCCAGGTCGAATGCCGCGGCGAGCTCAAACTCCACCATCTCGGTAGATTCGCTCTTGCGCCGGTCAATGTAGTAGACCTCCCGGGGATACTCGGCGGTGGGGTCTGGCGTGCCCAGCGGGTTGACGTTGCCCGGGAAGTTGACGGCATCCAGGTAGCGGGCATGGGTGCGGATGCGTGTCACCTTGGCGCCCTCCAGGCCCGCCGGCAGGCCCAGCAGCAGCGCTGAGATCGTGCTCATCACGTTGGCCACCTTCAGCGATGGCCGGGGTAGCTGGTCGTTGCCGGAGTAGCTGAACCCATCGGCGACAATCGGGAAGGCCAGGTAGCTGTTGCCTGCCCACACGATGTCGCCGGTCCCATTGGCATTGATGCCGGCATGGAAGCGGTACAGGGTGCTGGCGCCATGGATGGCGGTGATCAGCTGCAGCTCAAACAGCTCGATCAGCGCCGAGGGGGCCGGTAGCTGAGCCTCGGAGAACGGGACGGCCATCAGTACTCAAAGACCTGCCGGAACTTGGCGCGAATCTGGTTGTTGTTGCAGTTGGTGGGGTCAATGCTCCACTCGTCGCAGACCCACTTCCTGCCGGTCTGGTTCCAGGGTGTCGTCCAGTCGAACGCTTCGGCGCCGGCGCGGGCCTCGAGGAAGGTGCGGATCTGATCGCGCTCGGTGTCGTCGCGGTTGTTGAACTGCAGATCCCAGGTCTTGGCGTCTGAGTTCAGGCCCATCCTGATCCGCTGCTCTGCGCCATCGCCAAGCGCGGTCTTGATGACCCGCGGCTGGCTGGACTCTGCCGAGCCGAAGGATGGGGTCCAGGTGAAGGTGGCCATGATCAGGCAGCGAGGAGTCCGCCAGGGCGGCGGTGGTGAATCAGGCGGTCATCAACCACCCGGGCCAGGTCGCGGGCCAGGGCGGCGCCGGTGCCGGCATTGCCTTCGGCCTTCGTGCCGGAGGCGTCCACGTTGATGGTGATGGCGTTGCCGCCAGCGGCGCCAGCGGCTGCGACGCGGGGCGTGCCTCTGGTGTGATCGATCACAGTCTCCCGGGGGTGCAGCATCGCCATGAAGCCGCCTTGGCCGTCGAGGCCGCCGGAGCGTGCGCCATCGCCGGTGTAGCCGCCACCGGCATAACTGCCCAGCGATCGGGGCGACGCGAAGCCATAGCCCCCTTGGGAGGGGGTGAGGATGCCGCCGATCGCCTGCATGATCGTCCCGAGCACCACCTGCCGGATGATCATGCGACTGGTCTCTTGCAAGACCGATGCAGCGAATGCCTTGAAGTTGGTGGTGCCGGTGGTGGCGAGTTCGGTGAGGCTGTCCTCAAGGCCGCCAATGGATTTGGTGGTGAGTTGGCCCACGGCGTCGCGCATGTTGCCAATCTCATCGACATAGCCCTGCAGTCCCTGCTTGAAGCCCGCCCCGGCGCTGCTGCGGCTGGTGAACTCCTCCAGCCGCGCCATGGATTCGGCCAGTGCATCCGCCCCCTCGCGCTCTGCGGCGATCCGCTGGGTAGTGATGTCCTTGAGCTTTTCCTGGTAGCCGATCTCGGCCCTGCGGATGTCAGCGACTTGAGCTGCCACCAAGGTCTCCCGCTCCAGGTCGCTGCGAGCGCCCTGCAGCTTGTCGGCATAGTCGCCCATGCGGCGTGCCCGTTCCTGGTCATACTCAGCGCTGAGCCTTTGGAGCGGGGTGGTCGCCTCAGCAACACGCAGGGCCGCTTCGTTGGTGGTCAACAGATCGCGTGCGGCGGTGAGCTGCTTTGCGGTTTGTGTGGCCGCCTCTTTCTCCTTCTGCTTGCGCTCTTCCTCGTCCTTTTTTGCCTTCGCTTCGGCGTCGGCTATTGAGTCTCTCCAGGCCATCTGGCCGTCAATCCCGCCACCGCGCTGCAGCTGCGATTTACCGACCTGGCCCGTGCTGATGCCTGCAAGATGGCCCAGCTCAAACACGCCGCCAGGGCCGCTAACCCTCATGCCGCGGCCTAGTGCCCCCAGCACCCCCATGTCGGTCCCGGTCCAGCCGGGGCGCAACTTGAACGGCGTTCCCTGCGGGGTGCCGTAGTCGTTGCCCCGGTAGCCGTCGTGGTAACCAGGGCGGCGGCGCTCGCCATAGATGGGATCTAAAGCGGTCCGGCCGCCTGGAAGCTCAAGGGCGGCGGCAACCATCTGGTTGACCCCGGCGCCAGATACTCGCTGAGCGTGAAGATGCGGGCCGGATGACCGGCCACGGCTTGGCCCAGATTGGCCGCCGCCCGTAAAGCCGCCAGTGATGATGGTGATCTTTGTTTCACCACCACCACCACCACCGCCAGCCGCCCGGGTGCCACTGGTCAAAGGCGGCACCACCAACGGGGCGACCCTGCCACCGGTCCCAGTCGGAGATCGGAACTCCGGCTGCTGCTGGAGGAGCTTCAGGAACTTGCCCTGATCCATCATTCCCAGGAAGCCAGCGGACTGGCCCTGCAGCGCCTTGCGCCGCTGCTCGCCGATCAGCTTGTCCACGCCGGCCGTGCCAAACGGCAGCTGCCCTGCGTTCACCTGGGCGATGGTGTCGGCGTTCTGCGGGCCCAGTAGCGCCGCACGCATCGCCCGGTTGATTGTGTCCACCGTGTTGGTGGCGATCAGCAGGATGCGGCTCAGCGCGGGCTCAAGCACCCCGCCAATCGTCTGCGAAAGGCTCGTCACCGTGTCGCGCAGCGTGCTCAGCCGCCCATTCAGCGTGTCGCTCTGAGCGATGGCGCCATTGGCGTACTTGCCGCCCTTGTCGGTCAATCGAACAATGGCCTGCTCAAACGCTTCCGAGCTGACCCGGCCATCGGAAAGGGCCTTCTGCAGCTCCTGGCCGCTGAGGTTGTACATCCTCTGCAGCTCGCCCTGAATGCCAACGCCACGCTCCTGGAACTGCAGCAGCTCTTCGGTCTGCAGGCGGCCCTTTGAGACCACCTGCCCGTAGGCAGTGGCCAGCTCGCCCAGGTTGGAGCCGGTGGCGCCAGCGACGTCGCCGAGGCGCTTGGTCACCTCCACCACCCGCTGGCCGGCGATGCCAAAGGCACCAAGCCGCTTGGCAGTCTCAATCAGCTCGGTGGACTCAAACGGCGTGACCGATCCGTAGGCCTGCAGCTCCTTGACGATCTGGCTGGCCTTGGCAGCGCTGCCCAGTAGCACCTCGAGCGAGCGAGTCTGGGTCTGAAGCGTTGCCGTGTCGCCAAAAATCTTGCCCAGGATCGTGGCACCACCAGCCAGGCCCAGCACACCACCCAGCGAGACCTGAAGGCCACGCATCGCCACACTCGCCCCAGCCGCCGTGCGCTCGACACCCTGCAGGCCACGATTCAGCGCGACGATCTGATTCGCGCCTTGAACGTCGGTCTTGATTCTCAGCAGCGCGTCGAGGTTCGCCATCAGGCCGCGAGCTCCGCCAGCTTGGCCAGTGCCGCGTCTTCCATCACCTGAACGTCCTCCAGCACTTCGGTTGGGTTGGGCTCTTGCTCCAGGCTAAGAACAGCCAGCACGACGCCATAATCCAGGCCGATCCGCTGGCCATCGCTGACGCGCCATTGGGTGCAGCACTTCAGGAACATTCGGATTCCCTTCTCTGCGTCTGGGTGGATATCGAAGATCTGCACCTCAGGCTCGGGCACGATCACCCCCAGCGCTGCCGCTTCCGCTGGGTCTGGGCCTTCCTGCCGGCCGCCGGTCACCCATAACTCGGCGGCCTCAATCAGTTTTTTCGCTTGCCCTTCGCCAGCGATTCAAGCCAGGCCGCCACGATGGCCGACGCCACCAGGGGGACATTCAGGATCCGCTGGCGGCTGGCCTCAGAGAACGGCACCTCGGCGCCGGACTCGTCGAGGATGCCGGCCCAGCCGGTCAGCACCTGATCCAGCAGCTCCAGATCAGAGATGGCGCCACCTTCGATCTTCTCGCCGATCTCGCGAAGGCGATCCTGCGGAAGCCGCTTGAACTCGGCATCAAACGTTTCCTTGTCGAACTTGCCGCCGTCAACCGGGAACTCAACGACGACGGGCCAGCGGTAGCTGGGGGATTGGCTGCGGAGCTGGAGGGGCATGGGTGGCGGTGTGGTGGTTCAGGCTTGGAAGCCTGATCAGGTCAGGGCCAGTGAGAACTCGTTGTTGCCGGCCGTGGTGGGCAGGAACACGCAGGGGAGGTTCAGCATGATCACGCCGTTCATGTCCCCGTAGCTCGGGTTCGTGATGTCGGTCTGAGCGCCAGTGAACACCGCGCGGTTCCCGGCGGTGGTGCCGTGCGTGAGGGTCAGGTTGCCAGTGGTGGTGCCGGTGGCAATGCTGAAGAAGTCCTTGGTGGCAATGGGCACCGACTCGATCATCACCTGGCCGCTGGGTTTGCGGTCGGTGATGAGCACTTCCTTGGTGCAGCCGATCAACTCGCGATATTGGATCTCGTTGTTCATGGCGAAAGAGAACGACGACAGGCAACCGGAATGGCCAAACAGGCTGAACGCCGTGGTGTTGCCGCTGGTAAATACCAATGGATCGGCCTGATTTCCGTAGGTCACTGCGCCCACCGTTGCGTCCGTGGGTGTGCTGTAAACGCCCGTGCCGCTGAATGTGATCGTCGGGATCTGGCCCAAATCGCCCTTGATCTCAAAGGTGCCGCGCCAGCCGGTCACAGCGTGCCGGATGCCGTCGGCAAAGTAATAGATGGTGGCGCTGCCGAAGCTGGCGCTTACCGGGGCGTAGGTCACGGAGGTGGACGCAACGGTTGTGGCTGCCGTTCCGCAAGCCAGCATGGCGGGGCCCCAGCGGGGAGCGGTGCCGGCGGTGCCGCTGCCGGCAAGCTCCACCTCAAAATTGCATTGCACCTTCACATTGGCCAGCAGCTGGGTGCTGTTGCCCAGGTATGAGCGGATCAAGTCACGGCTCACCACGTCCGCGTCAATCGGCGACACGTCAATGCTTCGGACGGTCAGGGCATCAGTTGCTCCGGTCGGCACCGAATCAGTGCCGTAGACGGACTCAGCCTTGATCAGGATCGTCCGCTTGCGTGTCAGGAAGGGCATCGGTCAGCTCGTTGGGGTTGGGAGCGGGAGCGGTGCGGGCGATCAGGGTCCGCCGGCCGGTCTTCGGGTCGAGCAGGTATTCCCCGCCCTGGCCGTCGAACTCATCTGTACTCAGGCTAGGGACTGTCTTCATTGGGTCAGATCAGCGGTGAGAGTGCGGAACGGGATCCGATAGCTCAGGCTAAGGATGCCGATCTCCCCTGGCTCGCCCTTCCATTCGCTGGGGCCTGGGTCAACCGAATGGGTCAGGCCACCGAGGGTGCGATCAGCCATCAGGCGGCTGTGAAGGTTGACGCGGATCGGATCGGCCAGAGCGCTCAGCGGCGAGCCG